AAAGCGCCGCATATTCGACCTAGGAATACGAATCTCAGCCCACTTATTACCTTCCGTTTTCTCCGCAATCTCAGCATTTTCCTGCTGCCACCTAGCAATGCCCTGGTACGTGCCAAGCCACTGCCGCCGAATCTCAGCAGCCTCTTCAAGCGTCATGGTGATGCCAACACCAGCCGCGTAATTCCGCAAACCATTCGCACCACTGCCGTACAACAAGCCGAAATTGGCTGACTTAGCGATCTGCCTGGTGCAACCAATGGCTTCCGCCGTAACGGTGTGCAGGTCTTCACCGGCCTGGAACGCCTGAATCATCCTCTCGTCCTGCGCGACCGCAGCAGCCAATCGAAGTTCCATCTGACCAAAATCAGCATCCACAAGAAGCCAGCCATCAGGAGCTTCAACACAACGACGAAAGTCCTCATCCCTTGGGATCTGTTGGTTGTTCGGTTTGATGCAGGACATGCGGCCACTTTCGGCACCGAGCTGCAAATAGCTGGCACGTACAAAACCATCGGAATCAAGCTTTTCATAGATCGAGTCCACCATTTGACGGCGTTTTTCAGCCTTCTTCCAAGCCAAGTAGGTTTGGACGACGTGGTGGTCCGCCGCATACGCCTGCAATGCAGCACGACTAGCACTGGGTTTACCCGTTTTGTTATCAACAGGCTCCTGCCCTAAAAGCGCTGTGAACTTCTCCAAAAGCTGTTTTGGTGAATTGAGATTAAACCCCTTGTACTTCTTCGTGCCAAGACGCTTTGACCCCTCGTCTTTCGCACGCAAATTAAAGACCGTGGGCTGAGTCTCAAGAGACTCAATCTCGGAATACCATTTTTCGTAATCCTCGTCGTCGTGCCCCATCTCAGTGACCTTTGCACGAAGGTGATTAAGTCGCTGGGACGTCTCACGCGGCAGCTTGTGATCATCCGGTAAAGCCGCATCGAGCTCAAACAAAAAGTCCTTGCCCATCGCCGCAATGTCATGCTCATAATCTTCCCGTAGTTGGTTGAGGCTGGAACGATTCCAAGGCAAGCCGATGCGCCACATGTGCGCCATCGCTGGAAGTGCCTTGCATTCAAGTGAGTAAGCAGGATCTAAACCTGCAGATGCAATCAAACCTGGCAGCACGTTATCGAGTTCAAGCAGAATCTCGACGTCTTTCGCTGCATATTCAAGCTGCTCTTGGCTGAGGACTGGTGCGCTCCAGTCAGATGCCTGCATCTCTTTCGACACCTCCAGGTCTAGATACCGCTTAGCTAAGTTGGCTAAGCCGTTCTTGACATGAGGAATGCCGTTGTTGAGCAGCTTGCTGGCAAGCATGGTGCAATAGACCTTGCCAAACGGCTTGAAGCCGGATTCCTGCAACCAACCAAGATCAAACACAGCATTGTGCGCGATCCAGTGGCGATCACCGTTCTGAAAGAACTGGTCAATGCGGTCCCATTCATCCTCATCTGTATTGAACAGATCAATAAGAACAATGGTTTTGGTAATGCCGCAACCAAGCTGCAGCAACCGCAACTTGCCCACCTCTGGCTGTAGCTGGAGCGTTTCAGTGTCGAACGCAATGGTCGATGACGCCCAGATCTTGTCAAGATGCTGGACACCATGAAAAACTTCGTAGGTCATTTAGAAAAGGTGTTCTTCAGGAAATTCGCCTTGCCAGTTGGACTCATGAGTCCCATCCGGTGCGTACCAGCCGGAATCATCGAGAAACCAGCCAGCTTCAGTACGTGCAAAGAAGATTTTCTTCTCAGCTGGCAAGTCGCGTAGCGAGTTGTCGAAGCGTGGTGTGATCATTGCAAAGGGTCATCAAAGGCTGGTGGGTTGTCTTCGAGGCGCTTGTACAGCTCAACCGCTTGCTCTGATTCCAGATGCTGGATCAGACGATCGAGATACCAACGAGCTTTTTTGGCGTCCTGGTGCGGACAAGCTTTAAACCACACGCGAAGCAAATACTTCAACGTGTTCCCAAGCAGCATACCGCTAATGGGATCTGGTGCGTGGCGAATGACATCTTCAATAACATCAATCGCTTCAAACCGGCCCTGTGTGTAGTGGGCCGGTGAGTTGACTAGATCATCTGCAGCCATCGTGCCAAGGCGTACCACAGGAATTGTTAGCGACGATCTCATCGTCGGACGGTTCCCAGTTAGCAAGCTCGCTAACAAGCGGCAGGATTTCGTGCTCGATAGTGTGGGTCATCCATTGCGGCTCTTGGTCCGGCTCCCACTTTTTGCTGTCTTCTGCAAGAAGCTGCTCCATGCGCGTCTCGAAAGCATCGAGAAGCTGAGACATGGACATTTGGTTGATGTCAGAAATCATCGGTCAAGTCAATAGGGGTCCAGGTGCCGACGTCTTCCGCCAGCTCAGCAAACTCATCGTCAGTGAGTGGCAGCGGATCGTCATCGGCAAGCATGATGCTGCCTTCGCAGACAGCACTGCCGTACTGCGGTGGATCGTAGAGAGTTGCACAGGAAGTCTGTACAACTTCATCAATGACGGCTTGAAACTCGACGAACCAGCCAGACGGATGGTGGATGATCTCGCGGTGTTGGATTTGTAGGATGTGGGTCATGCCTAGTAGAGCAGCGGACTTGTGTAATGTAGCACTCAGATAGTCAGGTAGTTGCAGATGACAGGGAAAAAGTCCGGCTCATAAGAACTCATTACCGATGCGTCGATGCCCGATAAGAGCGCCTTTTCAACGTCAGCCTCTAAGCGGCAGTATTCGTCTGGATCGTCACGATAGAAATCTTCACAGATTGCTTCTGGCAAACCATCAGGGTTGTAGGCCGTGTAACGCACCACCGCCAGCAAGTCTTTAACAGGCGTAACCCTGTAATAGGTGATGGTCGTAAGCTCCATGGGACGCTTCGGCCTACCACCAGTCTGCCTGTATTTTTCAAGAAATGTCATAATGTAGTAGTTGGTGGGTTGGAACGATGGACATGCACCGCAACTTTGCGCTCCAGCGCTTCCGCCGCGACATTGAAGGCTGCACCAACGTAAAAGAGCTGCAGGACACGTCAGTGAAACTGATGCAGCTCTACTTACGTCAACAGGACACCGTCAACCAGCTGATCAAAAAAGGCTGGCTACCGGACCAGGCAGAGGTTTAGAGGCGCTGCTCACGGTCTTCACGCCGCTCGCGGTACAGCCGACTGACCTCATCGAAGCAAGCCCTGCGTGTTTCGTAAGGAATGCTCTTGAAAATCTGGTCAAGTCGAAACATAAGAAACTCGTCACGCTCATCAGTGACATCGGCAAATTTTTGCATACTCTGCAAGCTGTTGCCAATAGCACTGACCAAAAAGGACTGGAACGGGGGTGAGTCCAATAAGTCTTTAAGTGAGATTCGCTCTGCTGCAGTGAGGACTTGGTCAGGAATTCTAATGTCGTAGGCCATAAATGTCTTTTGTAGTAAAGGGGCCGTGAGGCCCCGTAAGAGTAGCTGATTTCATAAACGAGACGGCCATTTCAACGGGTATTTGGTTTTGCCCCACCGATCTCGAAGTTCACTCTGCTCACGCCAGTAAGCGGGAGGTTCTGGGAAGTCTTTGAGAAACTTCAGCTCCCACTTCTTAAAGCGTTCCAGGTCCTGCTTAAGCATCCCACATCTCCCACGCTTGCTTACGAGACTCATTCAACTCATCTTGAGTGCGTTCGTCCCTCGCGCGGGGATATTGCTCAGGCTGTCCCATCTTGGCACTTTCCGCGTCACCACTGGTTTTTAAGGTGGGACACTCACCTGATTTTTCAGAAGGTGTCCCATCTTGGCTTGGTTCGTCCGCTCCAGGTGCATCCTGCGCTTCAGCAAGGTGGGACACTTCCTCGTTTTTAGTCGAGGTGTCCCATCTTGAATCCGTTCCAGCAACAGGGTTTTTTGAAGGTGGGACACTCTCTCGCAAGGCCCCGCACGCGAGGACTGCTTTATACACATCAGAAGTGTTTCTCCCATCACCAGCTGGAACGGAACCAACCACCTCAATCAACCCCCGCTTTTCCAAGCGCTGGAGCGACTTGCGAATACCGGCGACATTGCCGCCAACAATCGGATCAGCGTTGAGGTCGCTGCGAGTAGCGGTTCGAGGGTGAATGACACGCAACCGCTGCAGCACCCGGTCAGTGATGCTGCTTGGAGCGGTGTTGGCTGCGTCAATCTCTGGGGTGAAGTCGCTGATGGAGAAGCTGAGGTCATCCTCCATACGCATCAGCAGAGACGTCCCAGAGCGCCCAGAACGGCTTTTCTCAATGGTGATGATGCGGGAGTGCGCTGGAGCGGTTCCTTTCTCCACCTGCTCCTTAGAGGGCTTCTTAAGCGACCAGGTCTCATCTACCGCATCACGGATAGCTGAAGTGCCTCTGAAGCCACCCTGCTTGTTGGCGTGGTGAACGATGAGCATTGTTGTCGGCGGAAACAGCACGCCGTTATTGCGAGTCAGCCAGTACAGCGGCGTAGCAAAGTCCGACTTGTTCTCATCAAAAGCACGACCACCAGAGCAACCGATGAGCGAGTCAATAACGACCAGCTTCGGCTTGATGTTG